TATGACATAGTTTTGTCCATGCCAGCGCACACCCCGATCTCCTCCGGCAACCAGAGAAATGTCCGCCGGCCCAAAATAGAGATAACGATCCTCACCGCGCACGCCAAGCGGCGTGGCAAGACGCTGCTCCTGCGTCCGTCTCCCCTCCGGTATTGGCTGTAGAACGGCATGGACCTCATACACTGCTCCGCCGGAGCGGAGGGACACCACCTGCCCAAAGCGCCGAAGCAGCCTTGCCAGAGTTTGTGCCTCTCTCATCCCCGCACCCCCCGAAAGGCAAACCCCGTCTCCTGAATATAGGGCGCCAGCAAGGCCTCCGCCCGGCGCCGCAGATTTTTTTGCGATCCATCCCGGCGCACGGTCACATCCCCGGCCGTAAACGCGGTCACTCCGCCGTCCGGCTCCAGGCTGTCCAGCGCCAAAAACGCTGCCGCCACAGGGAACACCGCGCCACAGTCCTCCGGACTCAGCCCGCACTTGAGCCGCCCTGCCAACTCCTGCACTGCCGCTTGACACAGGGGGAGGAGCACCTCCCGGTTCTCCTCCCCTGCACCCATAGCCAGCGCCAGCTCTAACACTTCCTGTGTGTTCACAGCTTCAAAACCTTGCTGGCATCGCCAAATATTTTGGCAAAGCCGCTGATGGTCGTAATCGCTGCCCGCTCCAGCTGTCGGTCAATCAGCTTGTCATATTCAACCATCACATCGCTGCCCTTTACCATCTCCAGGGCAAACCGCTTGTCCAATCCAATGAGAGTTCCCTCCGGCATTGCGCTGGTGCGCAGGAGGCTGGCTCCCAGCGGAGTGGCCAGCCTGCCGGTCCCCTGAAAATTCAGCCCCGTCAGGGGGTTCTGAAACTCCTCCAGCTTTAGCATCTTCACCATTACATCGTTGCCCACTAAAAGCGTATTCATTTCATAGGGATCAAATTTGGCCCAAAACTCCACCAGATCCTCATATGTCACACTGCCCGGCGCAGCCGTTGAGACCACTTCCGCCGCGTTGTCGTTCCCGTCTCCGTGCGTCAGCACCCCGAGGGCGTCCTCCAGGTGCAGCCGGGCGATGTGCGCGCCGATCTGCCGCAGCGTGACGGAGAAGAGATCCAGCTTCTGATAGCGGATCGCCTCATAGGAGGCCACCAGCATTCTCCCCCGCTTGCGCAGCTTCACAAGATTTCCCTGCACCTTCACCGTTGTGCTGGGAATTTCCGCCCCTTCCTCCACATTGCGCAGCTCTTTCTCCGCACCGCCCGCCTCTGAGGTGATAGAGCGGTAATCCATCCCATCGAATCTTGTCACCGCTGCGGTCAGACCGGGAATGATGTCACTTTCCTCCAGCCCCTGATGCACCGAGCGGGCAATATATTCAGGAAACAGCACAGCCGCGTCCGCGGTGCGGAAAAATTTTTCCACCACATTCGAGCCATCCCCCTTTACCTTGATGTCAAACCGCTTCAGCTGGCGCTGGAATGCATCCAACCCCTCCAGCGCAGTGCCCTTATATTGCTCCGAGGGGTCACAGCGCTCCAGCACCTGGGTAAATGTGCTGCCCGCCTCCTGGTACATCCCCTTCTCCAGCTTTAGATTGTCAAACCGATATCCCATCTCTTTTTCCCCTTTCACTTCCTTTTGCTTATAGTAAAATAACCGCGCTCTGGTCCGCACTGTCTACCGCTACGACCAGAAATTCGCTGCCGGCCACGCTCTCCATCACGCCGCCAGTTCCATCCGCCGATAATGTTACCCTGCCCAGGCTCAGCGTTGCGCTGAACGAAACGGTAGCAAAGCCCCTCACCTGTACCCCGGCGCAGCCGTTTTCGTTGGATAGTGCCAGCCCGCATATGTTATCCCCGCTGCCGCAGGGGGTGACCACACCATTGTCCTTCACCTTTACCACTTTGCCGGGCGCTACGCTCCCCTCCGCGAAAAAAGTGGCCACGACAGCTCCAATTCCCTCAAATGAAACTCGATTCATTCTGTTCCATCCTCCTTGTTAAAAATTTCCTCATACCGGATGCCTGTTCCGCCATGGGGCGACTTAAATCATAAACTCTTTATCCCGGCCAACCTCCGCAGGCGCAACATTGCCATACCCCAGCTGTGTCATCACCGGATATTTTCCAGCCGCACGCCGCTCAAAACTGTCTTTTAGCTCCAACAGTTCTTCTTCTTCCAACTTCCCGGCAATCTTCTCCAGCGTGAGCGTTTTCATTCCATCGCCGGACAGTGCGCCCAGCCTTACCACATCCCGCCGCAGGGCGCTCAGATAGTGCCGCCCCAGTTCCGCTTCCCTCTCCAACTGCTTAAGCTCCCTGACGCATTGTTCCTCTCCCTCACACAGCTCTTTTAACGAACGCGCCCTGTTCTCCTTGCCCTTCATGATCCCGGCTCTGGGCTGCGCGGGCACCGCAACAAAAGAAAATTCATAGGCGTCCGTGGCCTCTCTCAACTCGGCAAAACACAGCTTCCCTTCATACTCCTCTCCTTTTCGGTGGGGGCAGTCGGCCATATCCTCTCCACAGATGGAGCACACCGCCCGCTTTACACTGCACCCCACGCTCACCTCCTTTTTGATCCCCGCCTCAATCTCAGCAATCAATCCGGCGTTTTCCTGGGTGCGCATCATATATGCATAGCCTTTCAAATAGGCGCATGGTTCCCCTGTCACAGCCAGGCTTTCCGGCTCCTCTACCACCTGCGTACGGTAGATCCGGGCCGCCTGTCCTTTCGCCGACCAGTTGTGGTCAAAGATACCGCTTTTGCCCTGAAAGAGCTGCGCCAATTGTTCCAAGGTCTCTCTGGAAAACCGCTCATGATCCCGGTCCACCTCATTGTCACACAGCCGCACCGAAAAGGTATACACCTCCTCCCGCTTCAGCTCCCTGCGGCTCAAGCGGTTGATCTCGTTCATTTCCTCCGCCGTCACAGCCACTGTCTGCCCTCCTTGGGCCTCTTTGGTAATTTTCATTTCTTTCCTCCCTGCCTGATCGCTTCTGCCTGGGTGCGGTACAGCTCCGCTCTGGCCTCCTCCACCTCGTCTTGTAGGTTAATATCCGCCCAGTCTACCCGAACAGCGGGGGCAAATCCGTGCAGCTTCAGCCACAACTCGCAAATCCGCTCCACAACCGGCTCCAAACTGCGGCGTACCGCCGTAATTTCGCTGGTCATCAAATCCGCCTGCTGTACGCTCATCCGCTCCGTGGATGACCAGGATAATCCCAGCATAAAGGGCGGTATTCCCGTGCGGGCAATCAGCTGCTCCAAAATCTGCCGCACCGGCACCTGACTGTCCAAAATCTGGTTGTCCGCCCCAATGACCTTAATGTCCACATCGCCTACAGCCACAAAATCCCGTACCGATCCATTTTTGCCCGCCTGCATGACGGAGGACCACTCCTGTGCGATCTGCTTACACCGCTCCTGGGCAAATACCCTGTCGTCCTCTCCCGGTTTGCACACTACGGCAAAGCGCACATTTCCCAACCGTTCCCAATTCAGTCCGATCGCCTGATAAATTTTGAGTAAAATATCTGTCAAAAACGGCATGGACCGCAGCAAAGAGACCCCATAAGGGCTGTTGGTCTCCGGCTGGAACGGCGTAAACAGCAGCAACTCCTGCCACGGAAGCTCCTCCGCCATCCCACCCCTTCCCTTTCCATAGAGCTTAAAGTCAAGTGGCGTCTCCCCCTCCCGGATTTCCACCAAATCCGGATCCGCACACAGTATGGCTGCCAGTTCCATTCCCCTGCGGTCCAAAACCATCTCCCCCACGCCCCGGCCACAGGTAAACATGGAATCCAAATAGCAATCTAAAAAGGACTGAATTCCCCGCTGTCCCCTTCCCGTGTCCACAGCCTGTAAAAACTGCTCCAACCCCATCTGGGCCCTGACATCCCCTGCCTGCACTCTCGCCCCCCCGCACAGCCGCACCAACTTTAAAATAGCCGCGTCCACGATGGGAACCGCCTCTCGAATAGCCCGGTATAGCTGTATCTCCCCACTGCCCGGGATATAGCCATTCAGCATTCCAAACGGGTGCCTCCCGGTGTCACGTACCTGTACCGCCATGCCCCGGCTCTCTTTCCTCTGTTTTTTTAGCCAGTTCAAATTGATTCCGCCCTTCTAAACACCATTAAAATCGATTCCTCTCCACACTTCCGGCAAAAAAAGGGGCCTTCCCTCTCCCCGGCGCTACTGTGGCCGCAAAATAACGAATTTCATCCATTGCGTGGTCATGCTCTTTCCATACCATATCCCTGCCGGCATCCCGCTGTTGCCACCGGTATAATCCAAACTCCCGTATGGCGTCCGGACAGTTGGAACAGATCACCAGCTGTCTGCTTTTTAGCAGCTGTGCGGTCACCCGAATTCCCGCCAACACATCGTTGTCCGCTTTCCGCACCGGCATCCCCTCCCTGCGCAGCGCTTCCATAAAGGACGCTGCGGATGGGTCTACAATAACGCCCTGCAGCTGCCGGCCCCCCGCCAGCTTTTTCAGCTCCCCGACATACTCTCCGTCTGTCTTTTGCGCTCGATGGAGCCGGGAATCATAGTAATACTCCGCAACCCGGTACCATACGCCCTTTTGCTTGCCCCACAGGCCCATGGAGGTTGGATTGACCGTGCCATAGTCACAGGAAATATACCACGCCTCCATCTCTCCCTCAGGCAGCGGCTGAATATAACTCTCGTCAAAAAAGTCATAAACCAGCCCCTCCGCCGCCACCCACTCGCCTAATACAAACCTGCGGTAAAAGACCCCTTGAAATATCGTTTCGTACCGCCGGCGTACTCTGGATGATAGGCCCGGGTTATCTTCCATGGTAAAGGTCAAATACAGGGCATTCTTTCTCTCTGCGTTCTGGATCCACTCTTTGAAAAACCAGTGTCCAGGCGACTCCGGGTTGCAGGAAAACCAAATTCTGCTCCCCTCCACAGAGCACCGCGCACAGACCTGTTCTACAAAGGAGCGCGGCATGAGCGCCACTTCATCCAGCAGGGCTCCTGCCAGCGTGATTCCCTGTACATGGGCCGCTGCTCCCTCGTCCTTTCCGCCAAAAAGATAAAAAGTATTCTCCCGCCTGCCCAACCTTACCGTGAAAAGCCCCCTGCTGCGAACCTCATTGTATGTAAATCCCATCTGCTGTAACATGGGCAGGACCTCACTGATCAAATTTCGCCGCACAGACGCGGCTGTTTTCCCACACAGCGCAAACTTTTTTCCCTCAAAACAGCACATGGCCCAGCAAAAAAATCCCAGCCCCGTGCTCAGCGTCTTTCCACTTCTCACCGCGCCGTCACAAATAATGGCGTCAAACCCGCAATCTGGAGAAGACGGCGTCCACCACCGCAAAACCCTGCGCTGTTTTTTGGAAAATCCGCTCACAGCACCTCTCCGCCTTCCTGACCGCCCAGACAGTCCAGCAGACTTGCCAAGCGCTCCGATTCACTCTCCTGAGATAACACCAGCAGTTGCTCCATTGCTTTCATACGGTCAATAAACTTCATTTCAACCGCTCCGTTTCCGCCGCGTTTAAATTCTGTCAGCGCCGTTAAATCCAGGTCATCGATCAAATCCCTTCGCTCCTCTGACAGGTATGCCAGCTTCACCGCATCGTTGACTCTGCCTTTGGCCAGCATCTGCAT